GATAGAGACTCGGGATTCAGTTTTATACAGCCTCCCGTTGAGGGTGCGGAGTTGGGTTTCGATTTTATCTAACCCCTGCCGCATGTCAGATTTGATGTCTAACACGGTGCGATAGATTTCGCTATTAGAGGGTTCTTCTAACATGACATGTTAGATCAGAAAGGTCAACACCCACAGCGCCAGACCGAGGGATTGAAGGTTGATGCGGGATCCTACACCAGCAGCGGAGAGGACGAAACAGAGGAAGGCGAGGACATATAGAAGAAAGTCTGGGGTCATTGGATCCTTTGTTGAAGGGCTTGCGGGGAGGGACGAACGGAGGGGGTAGAGGTAGAAGGGTCAGTCACCCAGCGGTAGGAGAATTTCTTCCCCGACAGGCGCTCAACTTCAGCGACAAGGGCTTCCATCTCCACTCGATAGACCTCCCCGGTGCGGGTGTTTTTGGACATGAAGATCCACTCATTAGTTTCATCATCATGGGGGGAGAGAAGAGTCGCGTTACCCGCAGAGTCCATAACACGAATTTCTCCGGTGGTGTTGTAAAATCCTGCATGATTGACTCCGGTGGAAGTGGCACCTGAGGGGGCTGAGCCTGGGAAAATCGCCAGTACGTTGGTGCCCGCCGCCCCAGCACGACCTAAACCCCCCTGACCATCTCCGCCCACAAGAATCCCCTGTTCTCCGCTCCCTGTGAGAAGAGTTTTGAATGTGGAATTAGAAACAGAGGCAGTAATTGCTCCACCAAATGTCGCATCTCCTCCTGATGTCAGGGTCAGGCGAACCGTCGTGCCCCCCGCATAAAACTTAATATCCCCCGACGCATGGGAGGCGACGATCTGCACGCCCCCCACGACACTGTTTTCAATTTTCAACCCCGAGGCAATGTTTTGATTTAAGGTTGTAAACGCGGAAGAGTTAAATCGAATGGCGGCTGAATCTGAGGCCACATCGTTGCCAAGACTGAGATAAACAAAAGCTGCGTTGCTGTTGCTGGTGTTTCTCAGATTGAGCCCTTCACGCGCCCCAGCGGTGGAACCAGAGAAGGCGTTCCCTGCGAGGCTGAAGGTATTGGCGGCGTCGAGGAGAGGGATGTTGGCACTCAAATTGGTGTCAGGCAAATCCCCACTCATCGTCGAAGTAGCAAGGGCGACGGTAAAGCCTGCCCCTGTGGAGCCTGACACGAGGGTGCCGGTGCGGGTGATGAGGTCTTGGGTGGCGCTGGTAATGGTGCCCGTGAGGTTGGCTGCTGGAATACCTGTGAGGTTGGTCGCGGCCAACGAGGAGAAATAAGTGGAAGTCAGGGTCAACTGTGGAGTGGCCGTACCTGCCGCCGTCAACCGCCCATCCGCATCGACGGTGAAGGTGGGGATGGCGGTGGCGGAGCCATACGCCCCCAGCGTCACTGTTGTCGCTGCCAGTTGTGTGGCATCGACACACCCTGTACAGGTGAGGGTGGTAAGGGCAAGAGTAGCAATCGTGGCGGTGCCGGGGATCACGGCGTTGCGAGACAGGTGTAAGTCCCTCGGTCGTGTTGCTCCGCTGGCCCCAATATCATAGGTGGCATCCGTAAATAACAGGTGTCCCGTCATCGTCCCGCCCGTGCGGTTGAGGGCGTTGGCGAGGAGGGCGAAGTTGGCATTCACCTCAGCCGACAGGATCGTGGTCCCCGCGCTGAAGGTGTAGGTGGGGGTGATTTGGGCTTCGGCTGGAAGGGCCAGGCCTACCAGCAACGCCAGCACGAGAAGAAGTTTACGCATTAATACTCCGTGAAAAGGAGGAGACGACACACTGCTGAGGCAGCACTAGAACGAAGAATAATCCGACCATTCTGCCACGCCTTACGGGTGGGGGTTTGATCGTGGTAGAGGTTGGTGGAGCGATCTGCATTAATCAGGAGGTAACGAACATCATTGGGATCGCTGACGGTGAAGGTGTAGAGGACATCGGTGTCGGTGTCTGCGCCTAAGGAAAATGTGACATTCACATACTCATACTTGGCAAATGGAAGCTGGGCTTTAAGGGCCGCATCTACCCGACCCGCCACCACAGGGAGGATGTCAGCCATTAGACAAACCGATCCGCCCACAACGACACCGCTTTGATGCCGAGGGATAAGAGGCCAACGGTTTGATTGGCGTAGTGGTTACGGAGACGGACTCTCCAACTGCGTCCGGTTCGACCAATACGGAGGCGAGAGGCAGACGCCGCCAACCCACCCCACTCCACCGCATCCCATAAACTCGTATCCCACACCCCCGAGCTACTGTTGCTGAAGGTGAAGGATTTGGTCCGAGCGACGGTGGAGTCTTCGTTGAAGGACAAGTCCGCTTTGATGTTGACCGCAGAACCGGCGCTTTCCATCAGGAAGTAGAGAAAGAGGAACCGTTTCTTGCTGAAGGGATCTCCGAAGCACAACCAAGGGGTGTCCCACTGGAAGTCAGGGCCACCAACGATGTAGGTGTAGGTATCACCTGAGGTAAGGCCCGAGGTGGCGGTCACAAGGGTGAGGGCGGTGGCCGTGTTGGAATCAATCCTCTGTCTATTAGAACCAACAACCGCCCCACTGCTGTTGAGGACCGTCACCTTACAATCCTTCAACCCGGAGCCTGTGGTGTAGAAGGCGGCGGTCAGGTCGGTCAACACGGTTTGCGTGGTGCCCGTCGCCGTGAAACTTCCTGTCGTGGTGCCTGAAGGCACTCCATCGGCGTCGGCATCCCACCACTTCCACAGCCGTCCTGAGTAGGAGCCCATCATCACAGAAGGTTGTCCGGTGTCGGCGTCCTCCGTCACTGTCATAGAGGCCACATCGAAGGGATCCCATTCTCCCATCCACCGGCCAAGGCGGTAGTTCCAAGGGAACAACACGGTGTTACGTGTCTGACTCACGACGGGGACAGACCACAAGAGGGTGGTTTGGGGAACATCGACTTCTGCTACCACACGGGCGAACTCAGCATAGTTGATGGCGGTGGCATCAATGGACTGGGCAATCGAATCCTGCCCAATCAATCGAGGGTTGCTCGACCCATCCCACGCCACGGGGCCACGTTCACTCCACCAATACAACACCCCATCAATCGCTCGGATGGAGCGATTCGACACACACCCCACCGTGGTACTGATGGGGCGCACGACCCAACTGTTAGGGTCGTCACCGTAGAGACCGTAGAAACTATCGGTTTTGAAGATGATGAGAATGTCTCCAAAAGCGTGAAGACCCGTAATCTTCTGCCCATCATTCTGATTCACCGGCTCGGTGAAGTCAGGGTCGAAGTTTTCGGGAAGGGTGCTTTTGCTGTAGTAGAGGGTGGTATCGTCGGCGGCAAACATCCGGGACAGGTGCCACTCAATGTATTTGATCCCTGAAGGGGGACGGTCGTTCTCTTCGGTATCCGGCCCAGCGGTGAGAAGAATGGTGTCAGCGGCGGTTTGGGTGTAGGTGGTGGTGACGTTATCCGCAATCGTGGTCAACAGCCGGAAGGTGGTCATCGTCCCAGTGTTGCGGACATAGAGACGACGACTGGTGACTTGGGTGTCGGCGCTGACCGGGATAGAGGTCCAGTCGATGGTGTTCGTCACCACAGTCACGGTGCCACTGGTAGGCCCAGCCGAACTCTCTACGCCAGTGGCGGAGTTGTAGAAGGTCACGCGCCCTTCATAGGTGCCATCAGGACTGCCGCCAGCCCCGGAGTCAGCAAGCGTAGGGGCGGTGGAGGGTTCAGCAATGCCGAAGTTTTGTACGGAGGTGCCGTTGTATTTGAGGCGGTCGGTGCCGTTGACAATGAAGAGCAGGTTATTGGCGGTAGCGAAGTCTGGGTAAGCGGTGCTGGAGGCCACAAGGGCGGTGGAGAGGTTGGTATACGTCCCATCACTCGCCACGAGATCCAACCGCCCTGTGGCACTGGCGGCGACGTGGTAATTGGTAAACGTCCCCCCCGACAGGAGCTTATAGTAGGCTTGCCCGAAAATCTCCCCCCCTCCCGTGATGGCCGTACCATTCATCAGGGTCCCGCCTCGGCGTTTACGAACAATGGCCTTATCCCCAGCGGCAAAGGCGAGGTAAGCGTTCTTCCCCCTGGGAGAAGAATTAGGGGGGATGTTATCCGACCGCACGGTCGTAATCACCCCCGCTGACCAGTCACGAACGAGTTCGCTGAGATATTCCATTACCGAAAGCCGTAGGGGTCGCGGATGAAGGTGCCCATCGCATTAATGCTTTGAGCTTCTTGGAAGGTGTCATACATCTGGGCTTCGAGGCGGGCGGCGTTGTTGGCCCACGCAGCGGTCATGGAGCCAGAGGCTTCAGGGAGGTAGGCCGCCATCATGAGGAGGGCGTCCCACACTAAGATCGCGTCGAAGGGGGCGGGGATGTTGGGGATGTCGCTATCCGCGCTGAGGGTACGAGGCTTCCGGTAGAAGCGATATTCCACCACCTCAACCGATGAGGGGAGGCGGAGGGAGAAGAGTTGGGGGTATTGGCGACTTAGCTCATTGGCGAATAAGGTGAGGGCGGTGGTCGCTCCGTAGCTCACCGTCGCAGTCCCCGCCCACGCCGCGCCTTTTGATACCTCCGTAATCGTTGTAAAGGAAGTTGTCCCCGTCACTGTAGTGGTGCCGTTGGGGGTCAATGTCTCAGAAGTCATCCCATCAGCGGTATCTCCGTAAATGGTGATGGCCTTGGCAGCGGTGGAATCTGCGGCTGAGCTAGACACAATCGACACCGCTGAGGCGGAGGTGGGTTGACGCAACACCGGGGTGAAGCCTTGGAGGTAGAAGCGGTCAATGGAGCCTGTGTCAGCCGTCCAGTTTGCGCCTGTTTCCTGGAGAGACCGGAAGGGCACCTCTGTCAGGTACGCGTTGGTGGTGCGGTTTTTAAAGTAGAGGGGTGTTAGGAACTCTTGGTGGAGGGCATAACTCTTCTGCGAGGCCACGGTGGAAAAGGTTTCAATCGTGGGCCACAACATCCAGGGCCAGGGGTGTTGGGTACACCGCTGCTCATGCGCTTGTCGAAGATAATACTCAACCAAGGCTTCAGAGGTGTCGGTGTCGGAGGCTTCGTCGATGTTCGACAACACCTCCACCTTGAGTTGAGCGAAGGTGCGGGAGGCCATTTACTTGGATTTCTCTGGGGAGGGTTTGGAGTTTTGTTGTGCAATAGCGGTGAGGAGGTCGGCGCGGTTGAAGGGTTTACCCTGCGCTTGGCCTACAGGCTCGACAAGAAATTTAACAATCTGTTGCTGTTGATAACTCACTTGTTTGAGCCATTGGTTCCACCAGTAGAAATCCCACCCCCCTTTGGCGGCTCCCACAATTAATAACACAATCACAATGGTACGATAAATATTCGCCTGTAACTTACTAACAATCCCCATCACGTTCCTCCTCCTTGAAGTTGTTTGATGTTATGAATAACGACAGCGGCGTAGATGATGTTGAGAACCACAAGGGTGCGCTTGACCGCCTTGGGGTGTTTTTTGTGGGCCTTGATGAAGACCAGTGAGGATCCCGTGGTGGCCCCGATCTTAATCCCCACCAGAAGGGAAGGGGAGGAGGGCATTAGAGGGTTCACCTCCACAAACCCCCTGTTGAAGGCCATCAAGGTCGTGGTGGTGTCGGCGGCTTGCAGACCGATGAATAAGGCGAGCAGTAACTCAAACATCCCTTAACCTACCACAAGGGGAAGGGGGAAGTCAAGTGGGGAGAAGGGGAAAGGGCAGCACGAGCAGGACGAGCAGCGCGGTTCTCATGAGCCTGAGATACAGAGGCCGTCTTTGAATCCGGTGCAGGTCGTTACGGTGACGCCAACCGTCCCGTCGCTTGAATTGTGCTTGCCTTCAAGGATGATGGTTCCGAAATCCCACTTCAGCACGCCGGTGCCAGTGCCGATTGTGACCAGATCCGCCGCGAACACGATGGTCAGGTCCTCCGAGTTGTTCGCCAGCGTCAGACCGCCTGCGGCATCGGCGGCGGTGAAGGTGTAGGTGTCGGTCGCGTCGTCGCCGTTGTCGGCCTTCAAGTTGAGGACGGCACTCGTCCCCTCCACGCCAAATACATCGACGACGCCGCTACCTTGCACACCGAACGCCAGAACAGAACCATTCCCGGTGTAGATGGCAAGAGCGTTGCTCGTGCTGGCGGCATTCACGTCAAGCCAGAGGCCGAGATTTCCGGTCGGATTCCTGATTTTCGCAACCCAGACGCTAGGAAGTGTTCCATCTACCTCAAGCAGATAGTCTGTGGCGGCGGCAGTCGAACCGACACCGAGCCTGCCCGATGCCTTCGCCGTCCCCGTCAACGTCGGACCAGACAACCGCACCAGCCCGCCCGTCCCCGTCGCACTCGCCCCGCCCAGCGTGTCCACCATCGCCCCGACCGTCGCATCGTCCAGCACGCCTCGCGCCGCCGCACTCAGGTCCGCCAGCGCCCACGTCCCCGCCCCCGTCGCATACGGCAACTTGTCCGCCGCACTCGTCAGGGCCGCAATCGCCGTCAGATCCGTATCAAGGGGTTGACCTCCCAATGAAGTTAACGTTACCCGTCCTGATCCCAAGGGCGCACCCTGCCCCCCCACACTTGGCACCCACAACCCCACCACCAGGGCTGTTAACCCTGCCACACTAAGGGCCTTAAGACGTGCGATCATACGTCACCTTCACCACGGCACTCGATCCGGTGGTCCGAATGGCTCTAAACTTCTGGATATTTTCATACCCTAACAACTCAATGGCATCACCTGCGACCGCCAGATGACCCACCGTTGTCGT